ACACTATGGTTTCACCACGGTATACTACAGCCAGACGGAAGTCATGCAGATGATCCAAATTATCCAGGAATACAAATGGAAGATTTATTTTATGGCGCTAACAGGACTAAACCAAATAGTGATTTATATAAAGCCTATAAGCTGATCAAAAGTTTCAGAGATGGGTTACAAAAAGCTCTCTGGGTTAACAAAGGTAATCCAAATAGAGCAAAACTTGTTGAGGCTTTGAGAAAAGTAGCAAATGACCCCGAGTCCGTTAAAAAGATTCAAAAGAAAGTTGGTAAGTATGAGTGGATTTTAGGTGATAAGGGAAACGATCATGTAAAAACTTTAATGACTTTCATTACCGCTGATGCTTTGAAAACTTTAGTTGTGTTTAATAAAGAAGCATTTGGAATAAAAGCTATTTATAAACCTGAACTAGTAAGATGAAACCAAACATATTAGTTATCACTGGGCCACAAGGCACAGGTAATCATGTATTTTCAAAAGTCCTGTCTATGCACAAAAACGTGTATGGATGGGACAAACTTTTAAGAGAGTATTGGATACCGCACCATGTTGCTCCTTTTGCTGATATTTGGACAGACCCAACTAAAATTGATAGTTATTTTTGGAAAGAAGAAAACTACATGATAAGTGTAAGTGGTCCTTTCATTGACAAAATAGACGGTAAAAAACAAACAGTGTACCCAAATTATACAGAGGTTTTAGAACGATTAAGTGAAAAGGGTAATCTTTTAGTAGGTATCATCGGAAGAGATCAAACTATCACGGCTCAAAACCAAACTAGAAAACGCGGGGTAGAAAGTTACCATAATTTTTTAAACAAGATAGATGATATTACACAATTTCCTCATGTATTTTTAAGTGTAGAATTATTATATTTGTTTCGTCACAAATATGTTGAAAGTTTAAATAGTTTGCTAAATATTCCAGTTGATTTTGAAAATGAAAAACTTCATTACATTTTAAATAAAGACCCAAATATGAAATATGTTCATTACGTTGAGCATAGCTGGTTGGATAAGAGAAAAAACGGTGGATTAATGAATGATGGTAGTTTACCACACGATGAAAAAAAGTAATGATAGAGAAATTATTTAATACTTACCCTGAAAAATTTCATATAATAACTTATCAACCAGGACATAGCGGTGCTTTGATATATCGCGTTTTAGCGCACAATCCTAAGTTTTATTGGCAAGACTCTTTTGCCGCTATAAAAAGCCACCAAAATAGAAAAAATCCATTAGACTGGCCTGATCACGACATTGGTTATATGGAAAATCCACAGTGCCAAATAGGTGTAGATAAATTTAAACAAAGATTAACTACAGTACACATACATGAAAATTCAGTTCCTGATAAAAGAGAGGAAAATTATATTACTGGAAAGATTGTGCGTTGGATAAAAAAAGATAATGACAAAATAATACTTTTACACTGTCATGATTTATCGTTTCATGACGCATTTCCTAATATTAAAGTAATAAGAATATGTGGCAGCTTTTCAGAAAGGGGAGATCAGTATACAAACTCACGAGTTACTGATCCAGTTTTTAAAAATAATGTTATTAACTTACAATTGCAGAACATATTATCTACAGATTACAAAACATTTGAATCAGAGTATTTTCAACTTTGTAAAAAACTATCAATACATCCCAATCCAATTCCTGTAAGAGGGTATATACTTAACTATCTTGATAGATTAAATAACAATAAAAACAATATAATACCTAGGACACGATGATACATAACCAAGATTACGATTACCATACCTACACTCCCATAATACAAAAATATTTTGATCATTATGCAAGTAAATTTCAACTGATTTCATTTGCCTCTGGTTTTGGAGGTGCATTGTTATATAGAATACTAGCACATAATGAAAAATATTATTGGGAAAAAATATTTACAGAAATTGAATCACCTCAACCTAATATGGGTCCTTTAGACTGGCCTGATTATGACATAGGTTATAAAACTCAACCAAACATGAGAGATGAGAAAGGTAACTTTGTACCTAATAATCCCTTGCAACAAAGGCTTACAGTTGTACATATCGGGTGTTTTCAACTACCAGGTTATGTTAAAAGAGATGCGACCAAATTTAGATCAGGTCGAGTTCCGCTTGAAGAGATTCAAGAAAAAGGCATTAAAAATCTTTTAAGAATATTTGAGGGCTATTTCAAAAAAGCAAAAGATAAAACAGTATTGATTAGGACACATGATATGCACTGCCAAACTAAGTTTCCTAAAACAACTACCATCAGGATTTGGGGTAAAAATTCAGCCATCCCAAACACTCAATATAATTTAAGAAAAGAAGTTAAGCCTGTTAATGCTTCAAATGTTGTAAATGTTAATATAGATAATCTTTTATCTACTGATTATATTATGTTTGAAGATGAGTATTTTAGTTTATGTGAAAATTTAAAAATAAACCCTACTCCCATACCCGTTAGAGGTTATATACTAAACTATCTTGATAGACGTAATAACTACTCTCTTAAAGTAACTCCACGAATCAAATAAACATTAAACTTTCATAATGCTTAATTTTCTTATATTATCTATATATGAATTATAAAGAACTCAAAAGAATTATTGAAAAACACAACCAAGCCTATTATGACAGGTCAGCGTCTGAGATAACAGACTCTGAGTATGATCAATTGTATGATAAGTTAGAGCAAATAGAAAAGGCACAAGGTTGGAAAGATCACGACTCTCCTACTCTTAAGGTAGGTGGTGTTGCTGGTAAGGTCTCGCATCCCCATAAGCTGTATTCGCTTCGTAAAGTTTACGAACTTGACGAGGTAGATAAGTTTATGACGGTTAAGTTACCTAAAATTGATGGTACTAATCTAACTCTTATCTATAAAAGAGGTAAACTTAAATTAGCACTTACAAGAGGTAACGGCGAGCGTGGTGAAGATGTTACGCACTTAACTCAGTTCTTGAACGGCGCTCCCGCCATGATTGATACTCTTCAAGACGAGGTCGTTATTAACGGCGAGTGCGTAACAGATAATGATGTTGAAAACTACAGAAACTACGTAAGCGGCGCACTAGGTCTTAAAGATGCAAAAGAATTTAAACAAAGAAATATAAAATTTATCGCTCATGACTGGCTTGGTATTAAAATGAACTACACAGCTAGAATGAAATCAGTTAAAAACATGGGATTCTACACAGCTCTTGATGAAGAGTCTTGGGATTATCCTCAAGATGGCATTGTATACAGAACTGACTCTTGGGAACAAGAACAAGCTCTAGGACATACATCAAAGTATCCTAAGTTTGCTGTAGCACTCAAAGAAAGAGAATCTCAAACCGCAATAACCACTTTATTAGGAGTAGAGTGGGCAATTGGAAGAACTGGAACAGTTAATCCCACAGGTATTATTGAACCAGTTGTTTTAGATGATGCAACTCTTAGAAGAGTCACACTACATAATATCGGAATTATAGAAGAACATAATCTAGGACTTGGAGATATGATTCAAGTAGAAAGAGCTGGTGGTGTTATACCAAAGTTCTTAAGAGTAGTAGAACACTCAGTACATAACCAAAAGGTAACAAAACTTACAGCAGAACGTGCCATTGGTGCCAAGACAAAGAGAGATGGTCCTAGACTTATCGTTGATGATAAGAGTAATATAAGTTCAATAAAGTTTTTAGAGTATTTTATAAGAATACTCGAAATCAAAGGATTAGGTCCTGCTTCTGTAAAGAAGCTAGGCTTAACACACCCAGTCGATTTATATGATAATCCAGATTGGGGAAAACTCGGTGCAAACGGAGTTAAAGTTGAAGCTGAGGTTGAAAGAACCAAAACCAAACCTTATGACATAGTACTAGCATCCCTAGGTATACCTGGGGTTGGAAGACGAGCAGCTAAGATGATAGTACCTCACATTCCAGCTTTCAGAAACCTTAGAGATATAGAAACTACCTATATTAAAGGTATTGGTCCTTCAACGATTGAGTCAGTCCTAGCTTGGCTTGACGATAATGAATCTTGGGTTTTACAGTTACCTCTACAATTAGAACAGAATGTTCAAGTTGAAGAAGTACTAGTAGCAAAGAGAAAAGTTTGTATTACGGGTAAACTTGATATGACAAGAAAACAACTTACAGAGATACTGGAAGAAAAAGGTTTTCAAGCCACATCTACAGTTACCAAAGATTGCTATGCACTAATCGCTGGAGACAGTGGGAGTTCAAAGCATACCAGAGCTCAGACTTTAGGGGTAACTATAATTGACTATTGGTCAAGCAAAAAAGATGTGTTATCGGGTAATTTTTAAGAGAATTAAAAAGAACCATGAAAGCAGTTACCGTTAATTTTCAGTTGCTTCTTATAAATATTTTCTGTAATATCTTATTACAAGTCAAGAGAAAAACAAACTCTTGAAAAATTCAATAAACTAACGATCAGAGGGGATCATAATATGTCAAAATTTGAATATACCGAAGATATGGTCACACGTATGCACGATGTTGCAGGTTCTGGTGTGACTGAGGAAATCATTGAATCTTTAATGGGTGAATTTGATTTTCCAAGACGTTCTGTAACTGCTAAACTTAGAAAGTTAGGTTACGACGTACCTAAAAAACCAGGCGCTGCTCCTGTGTTTTCAGCTGACGAGACAGATGAATTAGCATCTTTCTTAGAGTCAAACTCTGGGAATCTTACAGCTGAAGAAATTTCTCAGCAGTTTGCTGGAGGTAAGTTTACAGCAAGACAGATTAATGGTAAAGCATTATCATTAGAAATGACAGGTCACGTAAAACCTGCAGAAAAGAAAGTTACTCCAAGAACTTATTCTGAGGAAGAAGAGTCAAAGATCAGTGATATGGTTGAAGGCGGTTCTTACTTAGAAGAGATTGCTGACGCAATGGGTAGATCAGTAAACTCTATCAGAGGTAAGTTACTTTCAATGGGTCTTAAAGCTCCACAGAGAGATAAAAAAGATTCAAAAGCAGATCCATATGCAGGTATCGAAGATATGCTTGATCAAACTGTTGAAGAGATTGCTGAGGCATTTGATAAGACAGTTAGAGGTGTTAAAACTGTGCTTACAAGACGTGGTCTTGCTTGTGCAGATTATACTCCTAAAGCATCAAACGAGTAATCGAATCCTTGGGGGGATAATAAGGGTGATAGGGAAACCTATCGCCCTTTTTTTATGATATGAAACCACAAGCGTATACAGAATTTCAACCACTAGAAGAAGTGTTAATAGGTAGGAACTTTGATCCTAAAATAGTTGATAGCTTTGATGCTCTGCCAAAAGTTAAATCATTACTTAAAAGAATGCTTGAAGAAACAGAAGAGGATTTTCAGCATTTAATAAAAGTTTGCAAAACATATGGTGCAAAAGTAATTAGACCTGAATATGATTATTCTAAAATAACAAATTTTTCTTACCCTTACTTAAATCAACCAAGAGATTGCACTATAGTTTTAGATAATAAAATAATAGTAGCTCTTAATAATATTGATTATCTAAAGAGTATGATAAAATGTTTAAGACATTATAAAGATTATTTATTAGTTGAAAGAATTAGATTAGATCGTTTACTATGCCCATCAATCGTGAGACTGGGAAAAGACATATTAGCAGATGTTGGAGGGTTTGGTGTAAAGGAAAAACACTGGGAGTTTTTAAAAAATTACTTTAAGGATTTTAATTTTAAAGATAATAACTTAATTACTAATGAAGTTACTCCTATGACGGGATCACTACATGGTGATTCTATATTTGCCATTTTAAAACCAGGGTTAATATTAACTGAGAGAAAAAGTCATCTATATAATGATTTATATCCAAACTGGGATATAATTGAGGTAAGCGGTAATCAAAC